CCCTGCTCCTTTCGGTGGGTCTTGCGAACTAACTTCAGTTTTTATTTTCCAGGCTATACGCCCCCAAAGATAGTTCGGTTGTTGTGTTGATGTGATCGGCACGCTACTCCGCCACAAACGACAATTCGTGTTCGTGTGTGGTAGTTCTCACCCCTGCCAGGGGACAACTTTTCACTACTCGACAAAACTCCAGCAACACACAACGTAATCTGCTTCGGATTTTTATTTTTGTTTTAATGTATTTTTGAAATGTAAACACACCTGCAGTCCTAAAAGAACAAAGGGACCGCGGTTAACAGAGAAGCCACAAAGAAAACGGTTTAACTAACAAAATCATAGGCAATAATTGACGACGTCAAAATATCACTGTATGAGATTATTACTTGAACCATCCACTCTTGGCACTCCCCAAATTTTTAGCTTTCACAGCTGATGCCGATATGGGTGGGGTCACCACCACGAGATCGGATTTGCCATCATCTACGGACAGCGGGTTTGGTAGATTTGGGGCTACCACACCTTTCACGTATGCGCACGGGCGATTCGGATTAACCGCTGCTGTTGCTGTTCGACAGTAACAGTTCGGATCATGCCGCAATTCGCCAGTCGCGATCGCTCTCTTGCGATCATCATTCTTTTTATTGCTCGCCATATGAATAGCACGAGTTAGCATAACGCCTCGCTCGGCCCGTCGCTTATTATGGAAAGCCTCGATAACGCCATGTGATGCCCGCAAGCCGGGGCACGATGCGCGTTGCGATAACGGTATGCGACTACCGGTAACCGCTGAAGAATCGAGTTTCGTTATTATAAGTCCACCGCAATAACCCTGTAATGCGCTATCTCCAAAGGAAGCGTCAACCGACCACTCGTATTTAACGGTATCAGTGGCCGGATCTGAAATTGAGAAGATTGCGTTACAACGCGAGCCGCCCCACAACGGTGTGGCGACTATTGGCGCTGTTACGCGACTCCAACCCAATTGAAAATTTACGTTGTCGTCATACTCCTGTTTCTCGTAGTTATACGAGAGTGCTGTCCCATTCAACACCGTCGGCTGTGGAGCCGGCAGTGAAGCAATGTAAAGGTTGCAGTTTGCCGCGAGAGCTGAATCAAATTCAGTCGCGTATATACCTGCCTCCCGAAAAGACAACACGAGAGCTGTATTCGACGGGTCGATGGTTACTTTTGTACCTAAAGTACCGATCGCGCCATCAAAGGGGCGCAATTCTTCGGTGATCGGAACAGGCGTGTTAGGCTCGTCCGGACTACCATAGTAGTCAGTTGAATCATCAGAAAACTCCCGAATATCGGGATCAAAGAGAGTGATCTCGTAATCGACGAACAACTTACCCGTAGTGACCTCCGACGGAGGATCAGTACGACTTTTGGCGTCTTTGGAATCGGATCCAACAACACCCGCAATCGCGAGACCAACGGTGGCTACTTGTAGCACCGTATCAGCCACGCTGCGGATGTCGTCCAGTATTGAATCGAGTCCTGTTGTATCTTCCACAAAATGGTACGGCTCTTTAGATTGTGAAGAGGTTGTTTTGGCGTTAACACTAACGGGTACCCACGGAGCTGCTTGTTGAGCGCCCTCGTGATTGAGTACTTCCTTAATGTCGGTGAATGGTGGTGCAGTGACATCTGCATTAGCTACAACCGCCACCGTACCGCCCACGTCTGTACTCGTATTAGGGACGATGAAAAATCGACACTTTTTGAAGTAGTACGTGGTAAACGCCTCAGCAATCTGACTAAGCCACGGAAATAAATCCGAGTTTGCTGGGTTAACGAGAGCCGCCGAGATGGCAAACTCGTTCGCTAACACGACATCCGAACACTCCTCAACCATTGAAACATGGACAGGAGGAGAGTGACGCTTAGTTGTCACTCCCGCGACGGCGCTAGGCGCCATTCGTTCTTTATACTGAGAGTCGTTCAGTCGGGCGGGTTGTCGTTTTGGACCAACCTTCTTTCCCTTTTTCGGGCCGTTTTTGGGTTTCGGCTTCCCTTTCGAATGAACAGGCATTTAAACCGGCGTCGCGATCTTATTTGGCGCCGGTGCTTGTTCAAACGCATTACTGCGATCCTGCCGCAGAGTCTGAAACGACAGACTTCGCGACGTGCTCCGCAGAGAAGGAGAATCCCCCCTTCCACTTTGGTGCACCACGCCATTTATGAGATGGCTCAACGTAATCACCGGGGACTTGACGAATCGCGTCCTGGTGTTCGTAACCCATACTGCATCGCGCAGGACAGATTCCATACTTCTTGAAAAATTCTATGCATCCACAGTAGGATTCTGGAACTAATCGAGAGATTACGAAGACACCCGCAGCACTGGCTGCGGGTGGGGGATTGGCTGCTGCTGAAGCAGCCCCGGATGCGACTTCCGGTACAGGTCCCGCCGCGGCTGCTGCCGCTGAGCTACTGCTGGACGACTTAACGTCTTTCTGATCAGCAACGGGAACGGGCACTTCGGCCCGCGCGGCTAGTGCCGCCAAATTATTAAGTGGTGCTATGGCGTCCGCTCTCGCGGCACGCGCAACCACTGCGGGCGCAGCCTCAGCTGCAGGCTCGCATTGTGAACAAAATTGAACTATAGCAAATGCTTTTTCCGGATCTTGTAAGAACCCTACTCCGCACGTACTACACTTCCGTCGCTTTCGTCCTGTCTTAGTGTGGCAGCGATAATGCTCCCCTTCCTTCCCGCAGATACAGAGGGTTGAATAGGGAACTGCCCCACTTTGAGCAACACCGAGCAATTTCACTGGTTCGTCGGAAACGACGACACCAATGTCAAAGCCGGGTACAATTTCTTTATACACAGGATCGTTATACACAACTTTCCCAGGTGTGATGATGGGTAGGGCATATGCTTGCCACAACTCCGTGTCCGTCTTATAGACAGCTTTTATATCACGCCAGTTGAGTTGAGTATTGGGGACAGATCCCTGTAAATCAAACGCGTACTTTTTCTCTAAGTACGATATGCAGGATTGCAATTCAACGCGTAATGCCTTGTTGGGCCACGAATCGGTACGTAGTGCGTATAGACGCAACAACGTAAACCGAACATCATCGATCTCATTGCCGTAAAGCAAACTCGACAATACTTTTTCACGCTCAGGTGTGGGTAAGTATAAACCATCAATCAGCACAAAGTTGTGCGATAAAAAGTCGATGTCAGCAAGAGCCCGCGGGTCCCAACAGTCAGTGGTCGTAACGACACCAACCGAGGCCCAAATGCGAGCAATCTCCTTTGCATTGAAAAACGAAACAGCTTCGTCACTCACAGTGAACGAATTATCATCGCCGTTCAGCGCCGCTTCCACGTGTTTCATGAAGGCACCATACGAATGATACTTCTCGCGAAGATCCATTGTATTAGTCAACATTAACCACGCGTATGCGAGGAGTCGAAACAAGATCATGGTGTTGTCGACGATAGTATTGGCACTCCCAGAAGGGTTACCGGTGAATTTCTGAAAAACTTCACCAGTGTCCAAAACAATCATCGAATCAACGATTTGATCGTATATGTTCCAAAGACGCGTTCTGTTCGCGTCTGTCTTGTCTGATTCATGCATGAATCGCCACCGTAAATCGCGTTGCCCAAACATGGCTGAGCGAAATAACGAGGCGTCGAATGAAGACTCATCTAACGCAAAAGCATTAGGATGTCTCGACAATCGATCATACAGACGGTTGAAACCAAGATTGAATTTGGAACAACCGACAAACGACCAGGTCTTATTGTTTGAGGCGTAAAACTTCTCGTTGGCGTCGAGGCACAGACGATTAGCAGCAATACTACCTTCCGTTGCGGAAGCAGTAAAGGTGCGGGGCTTTTCCAGTTTCTCAACCGGCCGCATTTCACGCTTTAGTGAAGCCGTCCACAAGCTAATGAACGGAGTGTTAGTCGCTAATTTTTCCCAGAAAATACGCATAACCTGAGGAAACATTTCTGAATCCAAGAACGCGCCTTTATTTACGAACCATTTACTCCACGGATAACCCGCGGAAGTTGTACGGTCTGCAAACGAGACGCATTCCTCTTGTGATAATACGGTAGTGCCTGACATAAAGGAGTGAAAGTGTTTATCAGTCCACTCCAATGCCTGGCCCCAGAGATAGTCGTTAACAATAGGTTGTTTACGATTATACTTTGAGATACTAGCTACCATGTGTTCACTTCGAGGGTTGCACATACGATATTTAATTGGAAAGCTTAACTTGGCGTAGTCCATCCACTCCGAAACGAAGCGGTCGGTCATGCGCCTATCCTTGTAGGGTACGAAACGTTTCACAGTTCCGTGGTACTTCATGTACGGGACGAACTTCTCCGTCCCGTGCGAAAACTTCGGGTGGCCCGCTCCAACATAGA